ACGGGATATCCCATTGAGATTTTTTAGTTATTTTATTAAAATAAAACAATTTACCAGTACTACTAGATCTTATTGCTTTCCAACCTTCAGGTAATAATTTGCTAATAACTTCTAAAATACTATTGCTTGATCCACCAGACATCTATCTATAATAATAAATAATTATTAACTATCTAAACTAAATATGTATATATATATTAATGAAGCGATTTCCACTTAAAATAAAAGCAGTGGATAATTTTATAGAAAAAGACACGGAACAAGGCATTGAACGATCATATATTTATTATACATCAGTATCAAGCCATAATACTACAAAAAAACAAGAAGTAGATATTATTGAAACAAAAAACCATGGTAAAATCCTTTTTTTGGATAAAATTTTACAGAGTTCTACACAGGATGAAATAATATACCATAATGCTTTAGTTCACCCACTTTTAGATTCTTTAAAAGATAAATCAAATATACTTATTTTAGGTGGGGGAGAAGGTGCTACATTACGAGAAGTTTTACGATGGAAACCTGTAAAAAATGTAACGATGGTAGAATATGATCATGAATTATTGCAAATTATGGTGAAAGACGAATATGCCTGGGCCATGGGATCCTTCAGTGACAGGCGTGCTAAAATAATAGTAGCCGACGCCTGGAAATATATGTTATCCTGTCCAAAATTTAATGCCGTAATTATTGATTTAACGGATCCAGATCTTAAAAAAGATAATTGGGCCACCCTTTTAAAAATGGTAATGGAAGCAATTAAACCATTAAACGGCGGCTTTATAATGAATGCCGGTCCATACATACCCTGGAATACATGCAAATTACAAAATATAAAAACCATTATTGAAACTATATGTCTTCATTACAAAGACTACAAATATTATGTATATACAACATATGTTCCTACTTTTAATAGTGAATGGACATTTTTTGCAATGATGCATAAATCACAATTTATGAAAGAGCCTGAATATGTAAGTGTTATACCTGAATGGATTAGGAGAAGTACGCGTGTATTACCTAATAATCTTATTGATACTCCTGCAAATACTGCACCTGTTATTACAAGTATACTTTGATACACTTAAACGAATATCTATCCTAATTTTCAGATATGTCTGATAAGAAGACAATATGTCTTAATATGATCGTCAAGAATGAGGCTCATATTATAGCATATACACTTGAGCACCTTTTAAAATATATCTGGTTTGATTACTGGATTATCAGCGACACAGGTTCCACCGATAATACTAAGGAGATTATTAAGGATTTCTTTAAGGTCAAGGGTATTCCTGGGGAGTTACAAGAAGAGCCGTGGCAGGATTTTGGATACAATAGGACCAAAGCGTTTGAGGGCGCTTATAAAAAAGCCGACTACGCCTTTGTCTGGGACGCCGATGATGAGATTTATGGAGATTTTAAGATGCCTGAGACTTTGAACGCCGATTCATATAAATTTACATTTGGAAACGCAGACGGTATGCGGTATTCCAGGCCCCAATTGTTTAACATAAAGAAGCGCTGGTGTTACAAGGGTGTCTTACATGAGTACGCAAATTGCCTAGAAGAGTCAGGCCCATCAGAGAATGTAACTGGAAACTACTATTTCATATCTGGACGACGTGGTGATCGCAGCAAGGACCCCAATAAATATCTGAAGGATGCCCTAGTCCTAGAAATGGCATCAGAAAAGGCTTTGGCAGAGGGTGACCCCCTCTATAATCGTTATATCTTTTACTGCGCTCAGAGTTATAATTCTTGTAATAATCATGAAAAGGCGATTGAATTCTATAAGAAAGCGCTAACACTTCCCCTTTGGATCCAAGAGAAGTATGTAGCCTGTATGGAGATTTATGATCAGTATGAGCTTTTAAAAAAGCCCGAAGAAGGCCTGCGATATTTAGTGGAATCATATAAACACGATCCTACACGCATTGAGTGCTATTATAGATTAATCAAGTATTATTGTATTAATGGGCCTGTAGAAGTGGCCTATGCATATTATACCGTTATCCAGGACTTCTATGAAAATCACTATAATCCTAATACACTTGGCGATAAACTATTTGCTAGACGATCCGAATATGATTTCTATTTACCCTATTACATGGTTATCGTATCTCAGCGAATGAAACGCCTTAACACGTGTGCAAAAATGTGCGAACTCATATTCAAATACCGGTTTTTAGCTTCTGAATGGTGGCTGAAAAATCTCTTTCATAATATTCAGTTCTGTGCGAATGAGTTACCTCTCACTCTTGACTTCCTGGAATCCATGCTTTCCTATATTGACCTTTTTAGGGGGGCAGGTGTAAAGCTAGAGGGTGCGCACTTTCTCAACATATCCAAGATCATAGACCGCTACAGGGGCTTATTATCGGATCTCAAGCCTGAATTAAAAATAGTATCTGCATTAACTGAGGCGCGATTTAGTGATAAACGACCCACAATAATGCTAAGTATCACAACCTGCAAGCGCTTGGACTTATTCAAGAAGACTATGAATTCAATACTGACCATGTGGACTGATATTGATAAGATTGACTACTTTTACTGTGTTGATGATAATTCTAGTAGTGAGGACCGCTTGATAATGCAACAACAGTACCCCTTCTTTCATTACTATATGAAGACACCCAAAGAACGGGGTCACAGGGAAAGCATGAACTTGATTTGGCAGAAGCTGGCTGAGTTGAAACCCACGTATTGGATACATCTAGAGGATGATTGGCTCTACTTCAAGAAGGATGCCTATGTGACAAGAGCACTGGAAATCCTCACTAAGTATGAGTCTGAAGGTATCCATCAAGTAGTCTTTAATAAGAATTATGGCCTCGCATTCTGTGACCTGGACCGTGTGGGCGGTTTAATGTTGGATCCAGGGACCGTACTTCATGAGAAGCGTGAGGGCCTCGTGGGTAAGAACTGTGGTTATTGGCCGCACTATTCCCTACAGCCGTCTATGGTCCGCACACGAGTTGCCCTAGATCTAGGGAATTATGACTCGCCAAATAAATTCTTTGAGCGAGATTACGCCGAGCGCTATTGTGCGAAGGGTTATATGACCGCGTTTTTCAATTCTATCTACAGTATTCACATCGGAAAGCAGCACTGGGAGAAGGAGGGTATGAACGCATACGCATTAAATGAGGTGCCGCAGTTCAATTAGAATAGCATTCGTGTGGACTGCGAATGAACATTGAATTATATAAAGGGTTAAACAATATGTAATATTATATTTTATAAATGCACGAACAGGCTAAAAGGTTTACTTTATTTGTTAAGAATATTTTAAAGGAATATTTTGATAGTAAGTATGTATTAGATGTTGGATCAGGAGATATAAATGGGAATAATAGATTTTTATTTAATAATTGTATTTATCAGGGAAATGATGTTATTTCAGCGCCAAATGTAACAGTTGTATCAAAGACTAAAGATTTGAGTTTTCCTAATAATACTTTTGATACAGTAATATCTACTGAATGTTTTGAACATGATCCAGAATATAATGAATCTTTTAAACAAATATATAAGATGCTAAAGCCTGGTGGTCTATTTTGTTTTACATGTGCATCTACTAATAGACACGAGCATGGTACAAGAAGGACATCCCCATACGATTCATATGGAACAAAAGGGGGATTAGAAGATATGGTTGATTATTATAAAAATTTAACTATTAAAGATATAAATGATGTATTAGATTTAAATACTTTATTTTCAGTTTGGGATAGTTATTATAATTCAACAAGCTGTGATTTATATTTTGTTGGTATTAAGAAACCCGCTGATAATAAATTTACAAGTTTACCTCAATACAATGATAATGGTGTAAGCTCTACATCGGATCAAATTAAACGGAATCTGAATACGGCCTAAACTTTTTACACCTTCTATGAGATAGAATGAGCCGCCTGTTTGCCCTTGTTAGTTTTCTCCTTTCTCCTGTAGCCCTGTCTTCCGTATCTGACTGCTCCAACGGGGCCTCTCTATTTCACCCTATGTCCATGTCTTTCTCACCAGACCCTACTGTGCCTGGTGAGAACTCTACGCTTCTTCTATCACTGAAGGTACCTGAGGAACTCAATAATGGCACTGTGACTTACACAACCACCTACAATTTCATTCCTTTTTCCCCCACCACCGATGACCTATGTAGCATAACAGTCCCGTGCCCGATTCAGGTCGGTACTCTGGATACACGTTCATCCTATCCGATTGATCCTAACCTGTCTGGTAGTATGACTCTAAAGATTGAATGGAAAGATTTGACCGGTAGACAACTTCTATGTATTTCTATTAAGACCAAGTTGGGTATGGCAGCAAAACAAATTGCCGTACTTCGAGGCAATAAATATGAACTTTAGATCTCTGAACATTTTGAAATATTTGTTGGTCTAAAAAAATTTTAATTAGACCATAGATTTTCTATAATTTTTTGATATTGTTGATATAGTTTTGCCCCATTACTAGAATTGGTATCCACTATATCTGCAGCCTGACTGGCTCGGAATTTTTCAGCCTTATCTGATAAACTCTTTAGAATCATCTGTTCTTCCATACTTAGTCCACCTGCTACATTAGGTGGACTAGTAGAAGGTGTATTCATTTGTCCAGTCACCTTTGTTTCGGCTGAATTGATACCAAATATTTTGCTCTTTCCAAGAAGATAAAAATTACTATTTTCATTAAATAAATATGCTACAGATATAATAACAATGATTGACATGATTCCAGCAATAATAATGTTTCGTGTGGCTATGAAAAAAATTACAAAAATAATAAGCCGACGAACAGTGGGTTGATTTAGGAATTTTTCCTGTTCCTTTGTTACTTCAAATGGTAAGAACCTACCACAGGTATTTAATAAAAAGATGGCAATACCAATTGTATATGGTGAAGATGCTATTGCAGTTAAATATTCCTCAAATGGGCCTGATGGTGGTTGTGTATTTACTGGCGGCCCTCCAAAACTCATCTATCTTCATATATGGAATTTCCATTTATCGAGATAAATAACGAAACTGTAAGGTTAAAAAACTTGTATCATATTAACAATATAAAATACCACGGCAGTAGCAGTCATAACACCAACTCGCGGACACCATTCAGCACCGAGCCAAATAATAAAAAGCAGAATAAACCTCCATACTGGATATTCCCAAAGAGCTACCATTGTCCCAGGAAACGGTGTCCGGAGAGATAGGCTTTCAAATGCATTCCAACCAAGTAGTCCTAAAACTGTTATCAGTCGCAACGTCATATCCATATACCCAGTTGGTTCTAGAGTGGGCATATCCATCTTAATCTATTTATGGAAATTTATCGTGCACTATCGGATGTATGTGAATTAGACATAGAACTAGAGGAACTTGTTCGATTATCGTTATCTTCTGTGCGTGTTGTTTGAATGCGATCTGATGATATTGCCAGAGGGGTTTCACCAAGAACCTTTTCTATAAACCATCTATGAGGATTTGAAATAAGTTTAGTACTTTGTATACTATCATTTGATCCATTCAAAAAGCCTTCATGCTCATCTATTTCTAGAGTTTTTAGTTTTTGTATGCGCGTAAATATAATCAAACATATACAGGCCGTTAAAAGCCCCGTTGACCAACTTATAAATAAAGACACTGTTAACGGAAGTATGAAAAGTACAGCCTGGCTAATGGGGTTATCTAATAAATTAATTACCTCCCGGGGAATATTTTCAATAAATGTACCAAATACAAGAAGTCCAATAATAAGAAAAATATTGCCTGGAAAATGAAGTACTGTACGAATATTATAAATCCATGATTCTAAACTTGTATCTATAGAGGTTTCCAATTGTGCTTTTGGTGATTTCAAAGGCTTTGGTGATTTAGGCGAGTTTGGTTCTGACATTCTACATTGTGGCGGGAATCTCTTATTATTTGATTTCACCTATAGATTGTAGAAGAGGGATGGAGTTTGCTTCCCTAGAAGATGCTTTTCCAAATTCAGATATGGTACCAAAAAAAAGTGTAAAACATGGTAAACAAGAAGGGTTTCAGCCAAATGAAATTCCACCTACAGATGCTGATCGCCCGGCGGTAAAACGTATGTCTCATGTGCCCGCAATGAATAGAGATGAAGAAACTAATAGTCTTCTTGATGAAAGCACGAAATTTTTAAATAAACCGACTGTTTTAAATTCTCTACCAGCACCCTCTACACTTAATGCTTTTAACCCTGCAAAGAGAGTTGATAAGTCTTCCTATTTTGGAGTGGAACCATTTACCAATCCTAGCGAAGATACATTATCACCATTTTTAAGAAATGCCAATAATCCAAATGGATATATGCTTGAAAACGATTTTGCAAAATCATTTGAAGAACGAGGATTTGAAAAAGCAACCGGTGTAAATTTACCCGTACCTGAACTCCGGCATCGTTGGAAATTAATGTCAGCAGATCGCGTAGAAAGTTCCCAAGTAACACCAAAGTCTAAATCTGACCAATTCATCGGAATGGATTCAGGTGACCTACAAAATCTTCGAAGTAAAATTGATGAACTAATGGCCCGCATTGACGATTTAGAAAACCGTGCTGCCGGGGCAAACCCACAACTGGAAGTAATGACTTTCGTGATGACCGGCCTGTTTCTCATGTTTGTACTCGACTTAACTGTGCGTAAATCCAACGGAATGCGGTTGGTCAATGTACGTTAGGCGCATTTTTCAAAATAATACAAGATGTATAGCTAGAATGAACATACATCTTGTATTTTACTATATCGGTATTACAATCATATTTTTAACACATCTTATGATGGCTGTTATGGATAAGGGTATGCGCACCCATGCGCTGATAAATCTATTCGCAGCAGCCTGCATCGCCTACTATTTCATGTTCCGTGAGGGATATATTCAGTTCTAATCCAACTAAATGGATCTTATCCAACTAAATGGATCTTATCCAACTAAATGGATCTTATCCAACTAAATGGATCTGATAAACTCCCACTGCAAATCCTTGCAAATCTTCTCCCAGATCTTGTCCTGTGCGTACAGCTTGTCGCGGTTTTTTAATAAAGGAAAGCAATGCAGAAATCCATCCAACTCTAGAAGCTCACAAAGTTTGTAGAGAACATAGGAATATGAAAGGAAATTGGATCGTTCTGACGGACAGTGCTTCTGGAAACTCGGCTGAATCTCCCTAAACAAATATCGCAACTTCTCTTCTGTTTCGCGGTCCATTACCGGTGCAGTATTACCATTCAACCGACTCAAAATATGAGGTACATGTTCATAAAATGAGTTGAATTTGAGTTTCTTGAGAATCTCACGGATTTTACTACGATTCAATGAAGACACCGGTAGTCTCTCCTTCTTTATCTGTTCCTGAATTTTTTCAAAGACTTCTTCAGGAATTTCCGTACTCTCTTTCGCCTGGAACTGTGCAAGCCATTCATTAAAGTGATTAATGCGCTTATATGCATAGTAGGATACTTCCCTCGGGGGGTCCTTGTAACTCGGTTTATCAGAATCCATCAATATAAGTTTATGATAACCGCATTCGGGACACGAAATTGTTGCATCATTTACTGATACACGCATATCTTCACCACACGCATCACACATAAAAGAGGTATCATTTAATGAATGAATCGTTGGGCGATTATATTCAGGATCAGTACGTTGTAAATATTGGTCTAGAAGTGCATCACGGCGTAATGTATCACCACTTCCATCACGATGAATAGGGCCTATTTGTAGATTCACTCCACTGCAATCCTGTTTGGATGCATGTTCAAGCGCCTCAAAAACACTCCCCGGCCTTGCTCTATCGGCAATTTGAACTACATTATCTTCCCCCCTATTAATACGTTCTTGCATGTCATAATACTGAAATAATATATCTCCATTATCTAAAAAATAGTCAAATATAGGCGACTTTTCATTTAATGCATCTAATTTATTCTGCAGGTATTTAATACTCTTTTCCATTTTATAACGTTCAATATCGTCTGTCTCAGATCTATACTTTAGAATCAATTCATCATATTCCTTTTTATATCTGATTAAATCATTATTGATATTTTTAATTTTTGCAATATTATGTTGATGAATACTATCTAAAGTTGTCCGCGATTCTGGATTAGAGCGTTTTGATGGTTTTATCTTAAAGAAGGGGTCCATAGTATTCTACTACGAGTAGCCTAAATAATTACTTTAGACCACAATTACTCTAATATCTAATTTTGTTCTGTGCGCTGAAAATTTTAAAACAACACCCCGGCAAACTCTGGAGTTTTTCATTTTCAAAAATTTTTTTTCTCTTCTAGGGGTATAACAAATGACAGGTGGTGGTCTTATGCAGCTCGTGGCCTATGGCGCACAAGACGTGTATCTGACGGGTAACCCTCAGATTACCTTTTTTAAAGTGGTATACCGTCGTCATACTAACTTTGCAATGGAGTCTATTGAGAACCCCTTTAACGGCTCTCCCGGCTTTGGCCGCAAGGTGACTTGCACCATTCAGCGCAATGGTGACTTGATCTACCGCATCTACCTTCAGGCCACCCTACCCAAGGTGACCCTCCTGACCTCTGACGGCTCTGGTGCCCAGTTCCGCTGGCTCAACTGGGTGGGCCACAACCTTGTAAAGTACGTGGAGCTGGAGATTGGCGGCCAGCGCATCGACAAGCACTATGGCGACTGGCTCCAGATCTGGAATGAGCTCACGCAGGAGCCTGGAAAGCAGGCTGGTTATGCCAAGATGGTTGGCAACGTGCCCCAGCTCGTGAACCTATTGGTTCAGGGCGGTGAGGACTGCGACGACGACTGCGCCGGCGGCGAGCCTAACCAGTCCAACGAGTTCATGAAGTGCGCGCCTGAGTACACGCTCTACGTACCCCTTCAGTTCTGGTTCAACCGCAACCCTGGCCTCGCCTTGCCTCTGATTGCCCTCCAGTACCACGAGGTGCGTATCAACCTGGAGTTCAACGACCTGCGCAACCTGTGCTGGGACTCCACGCCCGCCCTGTCTAACGTGCACACCATCCGCGACCGTGTGGCAGCGGCCGGCCTGGTGGCGGCGTCTCTCTACGTGGACTACATCTACCTGGACACGGACGAGCGCCGCAAGTTCGCCCAGGTGTCCCATGAGTACCTGATTGAGACCCTGCAGTTCACGGGCGGTGAGTCTATCACCTCTTCCTCCAACAAACTGAAGCTCAACTTCAACCACCCTTGCAAGGAACTCATCTGGGTTGTGCAACGCGACTCCTTCGTATCATGTGACGACAACGTGGTGAACCCGTGGAAGGGTCAGCAGCCGTTCAACTACTCCGATTGGTGGGACCGCTCCGTACTGGAGTCTGGTTACTCTGTAACTCGTCTAGAGGGCCTTGCCGGTTCCAACCCCACGGTGTACGCCCTGCTCCAGCTCAACGGCCACGACCGCTTCCAGGGCCGTGAGGGTCGCTACTTCAACGAGGTGCAGCCCTTCCAGCACCACACCAACGTGCCGGCGGTTGGCATCAACGTGTACTCGTTTGCTCTGCAGCCCGAACAGCACCAGCCCTCTGGCACTTGCAACTTGTCTCGTATTGATAACACGACCATCCTGCTGACGGTCTCCAACAACGCGGTTGGCACGGCCACCAGCTCCACGGTGCGTGTGTATGCGACGAACTACAACGTGCTCCGCATCATGTCTGGCATGGGAGGTTTGGCTTTCTCTAATTGAGGATAAGAGAGAAAGAACTGGCTTCCAAGAGTGCTTTCTAACCAAAAGCGCTAGTCTAATACACATGGACATCCTGCTGAGATGTCATGAGGCAACACCGTCAAATTGCGGGAAACCCCTAAAGCCTTTGATACCAAGCATATCTGGAAACAGATGTGTGGCCAAGAGAAAAAACTTGGGTATGGTAAAAATTCAAAGGATGATACATTGGCGAATGTAAAAATGGGCAATCCGCAGCCAAGTCCTAAAGCGTACAATACGCAATGGATGCAGTTCAGAGACTTAATGTCGGTGGGCATTTGATGCGAGATCAAATGCATAAGATAAAGTCCGCCCCCATGGAAACATGGCCTGAAGGAGGAAATTGTAGTTGTTGTATTCAACTACAGTGGAGAGTCTTCGGGGGTTCTAGTGGCTGATATTAGAACTGGTAGGCACGCTTGCCTATTCCAACTAAACATATTCATTCTTATCGCTGTGCACGAATGAATATGAAATTTACACGATTTTATGAATTTCTTTTAGAAGTTCGTAAAATTGATTTGAATATATTTCCGGCTACCGTGGAGTACTTAACTTCGTAACTTAGCGGTATAACCCCATCACTCATACACAACCTCCAACTGACCTTCACCCGCCTCTGCCACCATAGCCTCCAAAGCGGCCTGTCTCCTTTCCAAAGCAGACCCTTTCAATTTAGAGGACCGCCGTTTCCACCACCATTCAAACCGCAGCGCCTCCCTCTGATTCTCAAACCCCGAAACATAGCAGACCCTGTACCAACCCCCAGGCACCATAGAGGTGGCCCTGGCCCCACCAGCCAATTCGCCATTGTGCTGTCTTAGACGTCTGTCAATATCTAAGGTAGCACCAACATACGTCCTTATAGGCGCATCCACTGTGGATAACAGATAGACAAACCAGGACATCTATATAAAGCTAGTCCACTGGTTTAGACTATGCGATTCAAAGATTTTACCTGGTCTCCAGAAGATCTCATATCCCAGAATAAATTTATAGAACTTGCTGACAATAATTCGGCCACACAGGTATTCATGCATACAGCCTCAATAGAACATAATACAGCTATTCACTACAGGGGTACTATGCATCCACCCATTTTCCCCCCAAAACAGCGTAAATGGATAACAGGGATGTCTGATTTTACTGTAAGAAAAACAATTATAGAGCCATTTGAGGATCTATATGATAAATGGTATGGTATAAATGTGGCACCGAATTTGAAAAACATATACGCAGTGCCTATAGGTGTAGATACACATACCCATGAGACTGAGGAACGTGGTCGCCTCATATATGAGGTATCCAAGTCAGCTGTGGCTGAATCTGATAAACTGGCATATATGAATTTTAATGCCTACACATATTTACAAGAAAGAGCGATAGTTGATCTACAATTTAGCAGTAAAGAATGGGTAACCGCAGAGGTAAATAAACGCATACCCTATAAGGAATACTGTGAAAATGTGAAAGCCCACAAATTCACATTCTGCCCCAGAGGCAATGGTCCTGATACACATCGTTTCTGGGAGTCCATTTATTTGGGATCCATCCCTATAGTCTTAGATTATCCTGAGATGGAGTGTTTCTTTGAGAAATTACCTGTTCTCAAATTGCGCACTTGGGATAGCCTAACAGACGAACTCCTGGAAATAGAGTACGAGCGGATTCATGAAACTGACTATGACTTTTCTATTATGCGGATGGGGTATTGGACCGATTTGATCTGCGGGACTTCCTAAATCGGCGTCTATTCTTCGCCTTCCTTGTGGTTCTAAACCTTCTTCTACCGCCTTCTTCAACGGGACCACCACTACCGTAAACGGGACCACCTCCACCACCTCCACCACCTCCCCCACCAGTACCGTAAACGGGGCCACCACTGCCATTAACGGAGCCACCACTGCCATTAACGGAGCCAGCTGCACCGCGTGCAGCCCTGTAGGCTTCATACGAATCTACAAATTCGGTAGTCCTAGGCCCAGAGATACCGTGCTGCCTTTTCAAACGAGCATTCATATGCTTAGATGTATTTGATAGTAGCCTCCCGGTCTTTACACTCCAAATTCCATCTGCAATGTCTTGATGATCCTTTATAGTTGCACTAGCAGATTCTTTTGATACTTCAGGAGAAGGCAATATAACACCACATGATGGAAAAAATAGGATTCGGAATTCCGGGTTGGGAAGTTTTTCAAAAATACTATCATATGTTTCCACCGCTACTCTGCGAACACCCTTCCCTCTTTCATTCAATAACCCATATGATCCACCAATAAGCCTCTTAGTTACATCTGTTAAAATTTCAGTTGGCTCAGAATTATTATATTCGTATTGAAAAAATCCCATATTTTTTTCAACACTCAATCTTGCAGAACCTTTTACTTTATCCGAGGAGTTACGCTCTAATCCACCGACCAACGTCAATACTCTATTACATATATCACTACCGGGTAAGTATATATGACATGTATCTAAACATTTTGCAATCCTACTTGCTTCACCAGGAAAATATTTACCAGGCAAAGCAATCCCATATAACCAACTCAATAAATCCTCTCTATTACGTAATATTTTTTCTAGTGTATCTTTTACATTCATAAAATAACACACATCGTCTGGGCCCGAATATTCAATCAATATTGTATTTTTGGGGACTTTTGTTATAAAATCAAATGGACCACCTGATTCTTTATAATATGACATCATATAGGAACCATGCGTGGAACAGTAAATCAGTGGGCATGTATCTATACCCGGGTATTCTGAAGATAGGCGATGTACTGCTAGTCTTCCTGCCACAGGCGCGGCCATCCTATTATACACTCTTATTTTTATAAAACTATATAATAGTAAATGGAGCACGTTCCAATCGCCAATGTCAGTAATTACATGGCCGATGAAGACTGGTGGTTCTTTCTACCCGCCATACTTTTCGTGGATGTCGTTATGATTTTCCTTGTCCGATTTTTCCCAAAGGTCTTTGGGAAGCCGATTAACGACTGGTACGACGAATTTGGTCTGGCCGCGGTCCTCTCGGACGTGGCCATAATTGCCATCGGCATTATGATAACCCGGTATATATATACCCAGTTTTTCATGGAGAAGGAGGGGTGGTCCATTTGGTACTTTATTGCCCTCGCGGCCGTAATTCAACTAGTGCACGACATCGCATTCGCGTTTGGCGTGGTAGAAAAGATCCCCGCGGGCCACAACAGTATGATTGATATTTTCAAGCAGTACGTACAAGGTGGTCCGAAAATACTTCTTGTAGACTCTGCAATGATTGCTACCTCCATTGGAATCGCCGCGTTCATGAAAAACCAGGACTATCATTACACCGTTAGTGGATTCTTAGTTACGGCATACGCCCTCTCGTATATTTTATTTACGAATGTGCGTTCTTACCAGTAGATAATGTCTTCGTGGTCATCGGGGCCCCTAAGAAGAGTGCCTGCAAAACCCCCTGCTATTTTAAAAATTAGACATTATAGCGGGTTTTTCTCATGTTGTTCTGTCAGGCTACATTATATAATTGAATATTTCAATAAATATAAGAAGATTCCTGAGGTGGTGAACAGTGATAATATGTTTGACTGGTACAGACCTGGTACTACCGAAACATATTTTACAGAGGAAAAAATACAAATAAAATATGGGCGACCCATAAACTATGAAGAGTTTCATCAATATACCGATTATATGAAACTTGATTATAGTGGTTTAGATCTGTTCATAAAAAGATACTTTACACCATCGGAAGAAATCCGAGATATTCTTGGGGATCTAGATGCAAAATATAGTCTTCAATATGAAAATACCGCTGTTCTCTTCTACAGGGGTAATGATAAGGCCACGGAAACCGAGATACCCGACTATAAAGACTATATTCTACGCGCCAAGCAACTCTTAGAAAAGGAACCTAACTTGCGATTCCTGGTTCAATCGGACGAAACCGAGTTCATAGAGGCTATGGAGGCCGCATTTCCAGGCAAGTGCGTAGTGTTTCGGGATGAAATTCGCCATATTTCAAAGTCGCTGACCACCGTAGACAAAGTCTTCAAAGATGACAATTTTAAATTCTCCAAGTACTATCTGGCCATTACTCTTATTATGTCAAAATGCAAACATGTAATATGTGGCTCAGGCAATTGCTCCTTGTGGATTGCTTTGTTCCGTGGAAGTTCCCTGAATATGCAGCAATTCCAAAAATCTAGATGGATAGTAGCATAGTTTAAGATGTCATATACACCTCCACATTTATTAGCCAGAAACGCGGCTCCACAGCCGAAAGTAGTAGATTTAGTGGGAAAAGTCCATTGGCCGAGAAATCTGAATTCGCATTCAGCCAATAATATAGTTCAACCTAAGGAGTTGTATAAGCCTCCTATCTACGATAAAACAGTGGCTACTACAAAAAGTCTTGGTATAGAAAAACCTAACCTGAAACCCATTTTAAAAATGGTGAAACCCATACGACCAAATATACACCCGGTTGCTGTACCCACGATGAAATTACGACGACTCCCTCCTGTTTTTCGTAAAGCAGTTACAAGACATATACGACGTAACAAGCATAAAAAGTCCGCGAGCACACGCAGAAGGGGTTAGGGGTGTTTAAATTAAGCACTCCATACAATTATTTTTAGTACCGGTTTGAAATGTTCATTGGTCTAATAGGTCAGACTCGCTGCTGCGCATACGAGTCTTGACATTAAGAGTACTTGTTAGCCTAAACGCTGCGCGGTTAGGACTTTGGCACTTGGCGGTACAATTTACACGTCAAAACCCACTACATTTCCTACAACCTGTGCCCTTCTTCCACGACCCCGCCTTCCTCCACCCGTACGTACAGATTCTGTTTGACTGGCAAAATCATCGCTCGCGATACTCTGGAGTTCAGATACTGCAACCAGGGCTGGTTGCTGCTGGGTTGGAGGCATTAGATTGATAGGTGGAGGAGCACGTCCTATTGACTCCATTTCAGCGCGACGTACATCTTCAAAAGTCTTTAAAATATCATCTACTCCCGTAGGACCCTTCATCTCACGACGAGGAGACGCTGCAGCGGCTTGGGCAGCCTGACTTGGGTTTGGGGCAGATCTGGCATTATTGCCAAAAAAAGCACCTGTGGGCCCAGGGGGGTCAACCGCCGTGGCAGATTGCGGCATCTGAGGTGGGCCACCCTGCGTGGCCTGTGGCATACCCATCGCCATGCCCATAAAATTCCCGAATCCCGGGCCAGCCTGTGCAGCAGCAGCCTGTGCCATTTGCTTTGCCAGCATGGGATTGCTGCGCAGTACATCGTCCATCGTGGGCATCTTCTGGCGGAAAAACGAGTTGCTCACGTGGCACATGAAGCCGCTACCCGCCACGGCCATCATCAGGCGCATCTCAGGCGGCATCTTGCCACGGTCCTTATATTTGTCATAAAGTTCCTCAAAAATCTCATCAAAATCCTCCACATTTGTGTGGACCGATTCGGACCAACCCTCAAGTTTAATATCAAAAGGATCAAACTTGTTATTTAGCCACTCCAGGCCTGTAATAGCACCCATGAGCATCTGGCGTTGGAAACGCAAAGAACTTTCTAGATTCCTTGCATCTACGAGGCGATTGAACTCCTGCTTGATTTCGTCAAATGAGTTGTCCATAGTGAACCGCTTGCTCACAGGGTACCCTTTGGACTCCAGGCGCTGCAACTTATTTAGGTACTCAATCTTTTCTAAGTTTTCTCTCTCCAAATCCCGGGGGGGTGCAGGTGTCAGAGAAATAGATGGGGCTGTTGAAGTCTGGTAGTTATTATAAGGGGAGTATTCTTTCTGAATAGAAATTTCGGCGAGGGGTGCGTTGCCGGGAATTTCTGTAGAAAGATTATTACTAGGCAAATTTAAATCTATAGGCTCCAACCCGCCTCCGAAACTCACCTGTTTATATTCATTCTCAGGCACAGAAAGTCGAATAGGTGCCGAGCCAAATGATTTAGATTGTGTAGTTGACCCGTCAATCTTTATTTTATTTTGATTGGCCAGGAGATTAAGTCCGAGATCATCTTCTAGATTACTCACCTCAATAACATTACCGATATCACTAGAAATATTAATTGGGGGACCGAGTTCAGATGCCACGGTCTGCATATCTTGGATAGTGACACTCATTCTTCTCCGTTCCTAAGTTGTTTTTTACTAATGGCTTTAGACGCACGATAATCTGATAATACCCGGGTGAATCACCGTGGAGTGTTTAAATTAAGCACTCGGTAGTACAGACGATTAGTCCATGCTTATTTACCTAAACCGTATAGCATTCTCTTCAATACACATATCTTCCCATTGAAGACGTTTCACCCCTTTTTTGCTTGAGCCAACCCACACCCCCGCAAGTCCACCTTCCTCCTGCCAGAAGTTTTTTATCCACATTGACGGATATTTTATAAGAAGGCCTTCTAGCCATTGAAAATCTGGTTGCCATCTTGACCAGAGTTTAAACTGTAAGCCTTCTACCCCCTTTACATAAATCTCATATGCCCACTCAGGTACATCAATAAATTCTTCCGTTAAAAAGCGATCAATATCCTCCTTTGTAGCCACTAGAGTCATTCGATTCCAACAGTCATTCGGCATTCTTATAAATAAAAGTTATAATAATTTAGGTCGCAGGTAAAAAATTGACATTGCAATATATACTTTACTGAATATATATGACATCTGATCCTGAAATGAATTCTGCCAAGTTCATGCAAATATTGAAAGCAGCCGATAAGACCAACTATTCCACTATAATGCGGTTTCTTATGCTAGAGTTTGGAACTGCTCTTCATTGTAACCGCTTTGCAATTGGTAACTGTAATGAATATGCGATTGCAGATGTAGTACGATCTACCGGTCTAGAAGTTATCGAGATGCAAGATGCGAGTCGTGTAGATCAGGAGGTAAGAGGTCTCGGAAAGTACTCGATTAAATACTCGGGTAGCGGTGATATCAAACTTCACAACAGCAACAATATCTCGAATACGGATATGAGTATGCACAATACTCTTCTCGTTACACCCGATGAATGGTGGTATCTAACTCCAAATGATATGGCTACTGTAGGCGTTAATTATACAGATTATCTCAATAATACCGGTGACGGCCTTGCACTCAAGCGTTCCATCTTGACGGCATTGAAAAGGAGTAATTACTTACACTTCTTCCCTTTTGACATCGCGGTGGATAAGAAACAGTGCAAGAATAGAGAGACGTCTAAAGTGTTTTATGATGCAATCAAGACGAAATTGGGTATCTAGACCCCAAAAATTGACAATATTTTTTACCGTATCTAACTATAAACCCCGGCTTCATGGTTAGTTACGCCTGCCCGCGATGTGCAAGGACATTCGAACAGAAACAGAAATTTGATACCCATTACACAAATGCCACCCGTAAATGCAAAATTAGTGAGGATGTATTTAGTGCATTGCTGAAATTCAAGGAGGATCATGAATCACCTAAGACAGAAAAACCAAAACGTATATATAAATTGAAAAAGTCACCCAGCCAACCTATCCAAGAGACTAAAGGTTTGCGTTTCATCGACCTATTCAGTGGTATCGGTGGATTTCATATAGCCCTGAAGTCACTCGGGGCTACATGTGTTCTAGCATGCGATATTGACGAGAAATGTCGTGAGATGTACGAAAAGAATTTTGGTATTAAACCCAAGGAAGATATCACGAAATTGAATGAGGCTGAAATCCCAGATTTTGACATCCTCTGTGGAGGGTTTCCCTGCCAGGCGTTCAGCCATGCGGGAAAACAAGGTGGTCTGGAAGACACGCGTGGCACATTATTTCGCGACGTATGTCGTATTCTCAGAGCCAAAAAACCCAAGTACTTTCTTTTAGAAAATGTTAAAAATCTCAAGGGCCATGACGGCGGTAAAACGTGGACCACGATTCACAAATGTCTAGTGGATAGTGGATATACAACATACGATTCTCCGATTGTTTTGAGCCCGCATCAGATTGGGGTTCCTCAACATAGAGAGCGTGTATTTATACTCGGGCTTCGAAATGACTTATTGCCTGAAGCCGCCACCTTAAAGCCATTTCCTCCTCTAAGGCCAACGCCCACCGACATTCACAGCATCCTCTTAAATGACGATAAAATTCCTTCCGGCACGGCCCTATCAAAAACTGATCTAGAGGTACTTTCGTTATGGGAGGAGATTGTACAGCATTTCTCTAAAAAGGTACCCGTTTACAAGTTGCCGACATTTCCAATGTGGAGCGATGAGTGGGATGCGCTTAGAGATCTATCTGCTTTACCAGAATGGAAACAGAAGTTTATTACACAAAATCGCGAATTTTACCAGGTCAATAAAGAGTTTTTGGAGCCCTGGCTAAAGAAGGCCAGGAATTGTCAAAGTTTTGCAGGTGCCAGAAGAAAGTTTGAGTGGCAATGTGGTTCATTCAGGCCCGATGATTCACTATGGAAATTACTATTCCAATTTAGACCTTCGGGTATTCGGGTAAAGAGAGCAACTTATTCACCTGCTCTTGTAGCAATGGCTCAGATAGTGGCTGTCGGAGCAAAAAAAAGAAAACTAGTACCTCGTGAGGTTGCTAGACTTCAGAGTTTTCCGGATGACTATATCATTCACCCATCGTCATCAGTTGCATATAAACAATTCGGGAATTCTGTGAATGTAAAAGTTATTGAACACATGGCAAAGCATTTGCTATATGGAATGCTTTAAATCGTTTGGTATTTAAAGTTTGAAGATTTTTTACTCCTATAATGTGGTGAATAAAAGTCCGCCAAGTACCGCGGAGTGCTTAATTTAAGCATTCCTAAGTGGTTTGCTACGCTGAGCTAACTTCGGCAATTAACGGTACTCCATGCTATAAAATATATTTTATAAAATCTAAAATAAAAAAATATTATATGTAGATGCATAGGGACCGTTTTAGAAAACAGACATCTCCGAATTATGCACCTGTTGTTTCTAATTCTGTAACTAAAATTGCTGTTGAGCGTGCTGACGGTGAGCAGAAATCTACAGTGCCAATTGAAGATATACGTTATCCTAAATATGCATCTAAGATGGAAGATGCACGTTTAGTAACCGATTATAAAGCGCATTGCGCTGCGAATACCGCTCCATCAAAGTATGGTAATTCTATGCGCGCATGGTTTCAACATAATGCAGATGCCTTAATTCAGGTTTCCAGAAAACGGCAGGCTGATAGAGTTGGGGCACAGTATACAAAGGCTCAAACTGTGCCGCCTGCACATCAACTCCAACAATGTACACCATATGAATGTGCGTTTTTAAAAAATAAAAATACAGAATCTATTGGTCTAGAAAGAGTGGAAGGTGTTCCACCACTATTTGGAACATTTTCCGATGCAAGATATGATATGCCTGCATCGGGGTCTTATTTGACGTCAGAATATGAAGGTGGGCGAAATACACCTAGGGGTCAAATTTATAGACCGTTGGGTACTACTCCAGCATTTCCTAGTTATCCATATAATTATAATTGATTTACCGTGGACTGCTTAAATTAAGCATTTCATGATAAAACTTTATACCAATGGGTATTTCCAAACAATTTTTAAGCCTATTTTACCAAAGGTACCGCCAAGTGCCGAAGTTAAGTACCGTGGAGTACTTAAGTTAAGTACTCCCTAAGGGTACTGCCAAGTACCGAAATATGACACTTAATAGGTCAGACTCGCAAAGCGAGTCTTGACATTAAGAGTACTTGTTACCCTAAACGCTGCGC